CTATAGCCGGATAATCACCGTCAGATCGCTGCCGGGATTCGAAGTCCCCACACCGGTCACATCCAGACTCAACTGATCTCCGGCGGCAAAAGCAGGCAGTCCGAACCCGCTGACCACGTGCGACGTAATGGTACCCGGATCGAATTGCACCGTCGCATAAGGCGAGCCATTCCGATTCAGTTCCAGCGTCACGCCCGCACCCGAAGACGGCACGCGCAGCACGGCATAAATATCCCCCACCGATCGCGCCGAATCGACAATGATGTTCGGAGCCGCGCCAGTCTGCACCGCCAGATACCCCGTAATCTGGAACGAATACTGCCCGCCTGCCAGTGTCCTCAGTCCCGAATCTATCGTTGCGGTGAATTGACTGATCGCAACAGCGCCCGCTCCGAGCGAGTTCGTCATATATAACTCAACGCTCGCGATCCGCACATCCGGCAATTCCACGCTGTAATTCCATTCGCCGCTGGCAGGGCCACCAAAAAACTCCCTGATGAACGGAACAATCACAACCTTATCCGATAAGGGATAAACCAGCGCAGTCACCGCATGTGCCGCGGCCGTAGTCGATTGGACTCCGCGTGTCACCGCGCTCGCACCCGAGGTGGTAGCCCCCACCAGAATGATTTCCTGATCGATCTGCACCAGAGTGCCCGCCGCAACGGCTACCGCAAACTGAACCGTCGTATTCGTAGCAGCCACCAGCGCACTTAATGCGATCGGAGTGCCATTGATTTCGTCATAGTAGTGAAAGGTGTAAGTTCCAGCAGTAATGCTGGTCGTATTCTGCAGCGAAGTGAACGCGATGCCACCCAGTTCCACTATCCCCTGCGAAGCGGACAATGCGAATGTCGGCGCCGTTGGCACCGCGAAGTCCGCCGCCAGCGTCCCCGATTCTCCCAGAATCCACCGCGTCAGCGGCGATAATTCATCCAAAGCTTCGTCCCCGCTGGAATTGGCCGCCCGGGCCAATACCTGTACGCCGCTGCCAATCCTCTCCGGAACATCGATCGTCAACGGACTCGACTTTCCGCTGTTACCCGCTCTCCACGAGTTCTCCGCAATCACAAAGTAACTCGTCGCATCCGGCTCCACCGTCCATGCCTGACCTACGGTAATCGCTGTCGCCGTGTTACTTACGATTTGTTGCTCCTGCCCTGCCCCGTTTCCGCGACTAATACGAACAATGGCCGACTGGTATTGATTGACCAGCAACTCCAGCACGCCATTGCCAACTGTGGTAGCTGTATGTTCGGTGACGGCCGCCTCCGGCAGCAACTCCCACCGCCAGTACAGATCCACATGATCAAAATTGGGATCGGGCGGCAGGATAGGCAGCGGCGGCAACCCGGTGTCTGTAAATGTTGTTGCGGGCGCCTGGGTCGAAGCAATTCGGAACAATTGCTGCGGTGTGAGTCCGCGATACACGTTAAACGATGCCGCACCAACCGGCAACCCGATCCCGGCAAGCGTGACAACACTGGTATTCCCACCAGCTCCCGTACTCGCCTGCACAATAAATGACAACTGGCTTTCACCACCGCTGCCATCGATCGCGCTCACAGCATAAAACCAGGTCGCGCCCCCCGCCACCGAGCCGCCGGTAGAAGCGACAGTCGCCACCAGACTGAGAAGTGGCGACGCCAGACTTCCGATTTGGCCGGATGGTTCCGTAAATGCGACGGTTAACTCCACGTCGGCGGATCCGTCGCTCCCGGTAATCTCGGTTTCCGTGATTCCCAACTGCAGATTGCCGTTGGCATCCACTACCGTCCCGCCCACGGGATTCGGAATCCCCGATCCGTTTCCCGCCTGCCAGCCGCGCCCGCTGATAATGCCGGAGGCAGTGTCGGAATACCACAGGTCGTTGTGCAACTGAGCTGAGATGATCGCCGTGCGGAATGAAGCGCCCGGCGTAATTTTCTGGATCCGAAATGGCGTCCGCTCCAGGTTCTCTTTCAGGTAAGTGACCGTAATCAGATCGCCCGGCATCAATCCCAGCGCCTTCACGCTGGTTTCAAACTGTACGAACTGATTCCCCTCGATCCCGCGATTCAGTCCCAGCAACAGCATGCGCGAAGCCTGGCTGAAGTTACTGATCCCCATCGCATCCCAGTTAGCCGCGATGATCTGGCCGCATAAGTCGGAGTCATTTCCGTCGGTAAGTGAAAAACTGTCCTGCTGGTACTGATTGAATTCGTCCTGAAACTCCACCGTCAGCTGATTCGGCGTATCCTGTGCGCCCTTGGAGCTGATCGTGAAATTTGCGCTGCCGTCGCTGTTTCTGGCAATCGATGTCTCATCGAACTCATACGCGGGCCAGCCGCCGTTGAACATTTCCGTAGAATTACTGTTTGCCGGAAGCGCGGGCTGCTGCAGCGCGAAGGTGTTCTCACTCCGCGCCTCCAGTAACCCGCTGGTATTCAGGACAAGATAGATTCGCGATGAGTTACGCAGCGAGCGGATGATCTCTCCGGCGCTCCGTTGATACTTGAGTGCGAAGTTACACTCGAATCGGGGAATCGATACTTCGCCCGCAATCGGATCGTCCACCGAGATGAACCCGTCGCAATACGCCGCCGCCGTCGCAAAACTGGCGCAATTGATCTCATCGAGGCCATACGCGGATCTCCGAAGAATATCCAGCAATACCCACGCCGGATTGAACGAAAAACTCGCACCCAGCGAATTCCCGCTCGTATCGTACTGCAACAGCTTCATGCCCTGCATCAGCACCTGCACTGTGGGGATGCTGGAGCCGTCGTTGATCTGGTTCGGCACCACCACGGAGAGATAGGCCATGCTCCCGTAGGGATCGCCGATCGGGCCGTTACCGCCGTCGCCGAAGTTCGGATCCTGCAGCCCGTTTCTTGTGCCGGCGGTGATCAGGTTCCACCAGCCGGTCGAAGTCATGTTTTGTCCGCTGACGCCCTGGGGAATAATGATGTCGTCCACCAGTACCGTCATCACGCCCTGAATTTCTCCCATCGAGAGCAGCACTTCCATGCGCGTCAGGTTGCCGTCGTTGCGCGAAAATACCACGTCCGGCATATGCCACTGCGTACCGTAAACCAGCGGAACCGGGTCGTTGTACGCAGCCTGGTTATCCTGCACATTGGATAATTGCAGGCTCTTCTGCCCGTTGCCTCGCACCAGAATTGTCGCCGGGACATATTCGAGCCCGCCGTATCGGCTCGTCGTATTCCCGCTCGAATCCGAGGTAAACATTCCGTGCAGTATGCAGTCCGCCCGCGTCAGGGCGCAGGAAGTATACGGTACGCCTGCATTCAGATTACCGACCCCTCCGGGCTGATCCGGCGAATAACCGCAGCGATAGAAGAAGGAGTATTTGTTCTCTGGCCCGCTGTCCGCGCCTTCCGCCCGCTGCGCCGCAGTTGTTGGAAACCGCCATGGGCACAGCCGCTGCACATTCACTTCAGGCAGTTGCGTCCGCTGCATCGACATGCGGTTCATCGCGCTCAGCCGGAACGTCGATTCCGTAATCAGTTCGGGCGGATTTACCAGCCCGCGGAACACCACAATCGCGTCCGTGGTCGCCAGGCCCGTAGTCGTGTTCACGAACAGGGAACTCACAATCAGCAGCGATCCTTTGAATCCGATCTCCTGCTCCACCTCGGAGAAATACGAGTCTGCGTTCGCCAGTTCGAACGATAGTTTCGGCGACCCGCCAATCTGCGTATCGGAAGCCACCTGTGCTTCAAATAAATTGTGCTTGAGTACGCGGCCGACGTATGTTGTGCCGGATACCTGAATCGTCTGGCTGCTCCAGCTCTGTACCGACGCGTCGGCCATCGTGCAATCGAACAGGAATACCGGCGTATCGGCAACAAGTACTTCTTTGGCTGTGAATGGGCTTTCCATGGGTCCTTTTTTCCGTTTCTTCCGCCGCCTAAATCCGCGATACCAGGTTCACCTTGCAGGCCGAAAGACCTGGCGCGGTGTTAACTACCGCTAGATCCCCGCCGCTGAAACGTGTTTCTTCGAGAATGCCCGCCGCAACGCCGGTAGGTCGATAAGGCGAAGGCCAGGGCTGTGCCTCCACCTGCAGTCCAAAAACCTGCACGGTGCTCCCTGCCGCAACAGCCAGAGAGAAAGTCGACGCCGTAGCGCCACTGACTCCCGTACCGCTGATCTGTATGCGCTTCCATTGCGGTCCGGTCGTGACATTCACGCGCGTCGCATCGCGGAGCATCCCCACACTACCGGCGGAACTGCTTCGCACATACGTGCTGAAGCAAATCGTGTAAGCCCCCGGCACGCCGAGCGACTGCGAAAGAGTCTGCTCCGCGCCACTGGCATTCTGCAAAGTCCACGCCCGCGAGGTTCCCGCGGGATCGCTGAACCCGCCGGTCGCGGTCAGTTCCCCCGGTAGCCAGCCCGGCTGCGAGAGATCTTCGCTCCAGCCCAGCAGGTTCGCGAACGGATCCACAAACCCGAACGAACCGGCCTCGCCGCCCGACTCCGCAAACAGGCTCGTCAGATTCGCCACTTCCCCGTCGGTCAGTTCCTGATAGCTCAGGTTCCACTCAATCTGCCCGCCGTTAGTGTCCGGAAGCGATATCAGTTCGCCGCTTTCGAGAACATTAGTAATCGCCCGCCACAGCCTCTTTCGCTGCAGTGGAAACTGCGCAACACTGCCCGAACCAATCTGCGGAAACCAGTTCATTTCACTTCCTCGATTCCCAGCGTCGCTTTTCCATGTAATTCACCTATCAGTGATGTCAACAGTTGTTCGCCCGCGATCACGCACTTCGCCGCCGTCTCACCGGTCACCGGATTGGTGAACGAAAATGTGCCCGTTCCAATCTGTTCGGCGAACGCAATCACCGCCGACACTTCCGTCTCGTCCAGCAAGTCGAGTTTCAATATCCAGCGGCGCAATCCCGCTCCGCTCAGCTGATATGTCTGCTGGCTGCCGTCCAGAAACTGAACGGCCTGCGTCGATAGACTGACCGCTCGATTCAGTGGATATTGCGCCACCGCGCCCGTCTTCAGTAACGTGGGAAAAGTAGCCATAGTCGCCCTAGAGGTTCGCCACCACGTCGTTAATCGGATGCAGATTCAGCATCGCCTCGCGTACCGCACTGGCAATATCGCTGCTCCGGTCCATGAACGACTGGCTGTCCATCGCACTCACGTTCACCGTGACCTGTGGTGTCGCACTGGCCGTGCCCGATCCACTGCCGGCATTGCTCGGAGCCGCACTGGCCACCGAAGCCGCGCTCGGCGTAGCGGCCCGCAGGGTATCGCTCATCTGAACGCTCGGAGACGCCGTGTAATAGGGCAACGGCGCAGGTGCCACCTTTGAACCGCCAAGCCCGAACAGGCTCATAATCCCCGAAACAATCGGCGAAAGAAGCCCCAGACCGCCCCCGAGGATGCTGCCCGCTACACCACCGATCAAACTGCCAACCGACGTTCCCGTGTGCGCACTTGTACTGTCCTGCAACGCCTGCGTATTCGCCTGAATCAGGTCGGCCTGCTGTTTAAACTGCGCCTCCAGCTGCGTGATTTCCTGCGAGGCCTGCGACATCGACGCCGTGGAATCCGCTCCGCCGCTGCCGGTCACGCCAACCGCGATCGGTTGCGCCGACGGAATACCCTTATGTCCAGGCGGCGATATCGCCTGAAACTCTTCCTCAATATTGCGATGACGACGTGACATCTCTCTCCTCCCGTTCCATTTCCTCGCGCAATATCAAAAATGCGTCCACCTTGCGCGCCGGCGTTTCCATACCGTCCACCATGCCCAGACGACGGCGTACAAAAAATTCTTCGAGCAGCGACAAGCTCTCCCCCGTTACCAGCGACTTGGGACATTCGTCCGTCTGCGCCCGCTTCCGGATCCACACCAGTCTCGGCTCACCCCGCTGATCGGGCGCAATAAAACCACAGCGCCGCTTCGTCTCCAGTCCGTTCTTCCGACACGCGTCGCAATCCCACCCGGCCCGGTTCGCAAACTGGAAGTGGAACGCGACGATTAGTTTTTTCTTTCTGTCTCCGATAGCCCGCACTCGGCCTTGATCGCCGCCAGCGCTTCGTGCACCAGCGCCTCCGGGCCCCGCTCCACCAGCGATTCCGGCGTCGCCGCCTCGCCGTCGAGCGAGAGCCCCCGCACTTCCTCAAGCCCCCACGCCAGATAGAGCTTGTCCATCTCGGCGCCCAGCAGGCTCGCTTCCATGCGGTTCTTCTCATCGCGGCCGGCATCGAAATATTCGATCCGGCCCGCCAGGTCGCGCACGCGCTTCATGAGTTCCAGGCGTCGCCCGAATGTCATGCGCGTAATCGCAAACTCCACGCCCGGCATCGCCTCGGATGCGACTATCAGCCGGCTCTCCCACTGGTTCTTGCTATCCAAACGCCACCACCATCTCGTCGTCCTGCGTACCCTGCGCCCGGGTATTTCGGAAGCGCCATTTCAGCCGCGTTTCCCCGTCGTCGAACTCCGGAACGTCGGGAATCAGGCTCTTCAGATACACACCTGCCATTTGCCCCGCCACCTGCCCCAGCTGGAACATCACGCCCACCGGCGATTGTTGCCGCGCCGCCTGATACAACGCCGCCGTAGGAACATCGTCCATGCTGAAGAACTCCAGCGTCACCGTGACCTCACGCGCACCGGGCGCAATCGCCAGCGGTAGAACCGCGCCGTATTCGTTCTCGCGCATCGCCACGTTGTTCTTGATTTCCACCGAAGCCTGCATGACCGTGAACATCTGATTCGGAATCACCCCCATCCACACTTCACCCAGATTCCCCGGCACCAGCGCATAATCCACCGGCGTCGGCGTTGGCTCAGCCGGAAACGTGCTCAGCCCGCCCTGCCCGCCCTGAAACGACGCGCTGTCGAGAAGATCCTGAGCCATTCCGGAAAACTCGAACTGATGAAAGTCGCCATTCATCGACACCGTCATCTTGTCCACGCCAACTCCCGGAATAACCCGCTGCACTGCGTCCGACGGGTCCCAGTAATCGAACAGGCTAACGCTCGGCAGCTGGGTGCCAAGAGTGAAATTCGCCGTCGCGCCCAGCGGCACGCCCACTGCCGGAGCCACCGTGAACGGCGCATTCACCACCACCACCAGCGGCGTGACCACCGCCGCCACAAACCGAATCTCTCCCGCCGAAACGATTGCCTGGCCTGGCGTCAGCCCGTGCGGCGAAACAAAATAGATGGAGGATTGCGTCGTCCCCGTACCCACCGTTGCTCCCTGCCAGATCGCCGCCTCCCCGCCCATCGCCCCTTCGATCAGCGGCGCGTGCGGTGGCAGCGTTGTCGGATCCGGCCAGTCCCTCATATACGACGTTGCGTCAAAGGTCGTATGCCGTCGCATGCCGACCGGCAATCCCTGCCACGTCCGCGTGCCCGTCTTGTCTTTCCGCTGATTGATGTCGCGTTGATTCTGTAACGTCATCCTGACGGCGGGAATCCTGTTCGCCGCGGTGATCGCGGGCACCTGTCCATAGGCGCTTTCCAGTGCGCAGTACCAACGGTTTGCGTTCGATAAAATGTAAGACATAAGTTATTCGCTCAGTTCCACCGCGAAGTTCACCTTCGCGCGCTGTAAGAAATTTTTACCGCCCATGACTACCGGCTCGTATTCCACTTCGTAGCCGCCCGAGTACGACGCACCGTCTCCCCACTGCCCCCGCGCTTCGCCCAGCAGGGCGATCACCGCGTCGACATACATCTCCGTATTCGCGTCGATCACCTCCAGCGTCTCCTGCGTTTGCCGAATTTCGATCACCAGGTGCACCCTGCCGGAAAAATCGCGGGCCTTCTCTCTCTGTAAGTTCTGAACGCTCTCGCAGTACACGAGAAGACACGGATAAAACGCCTGCCCCGCCGTCTCCGCGATCTCCGGACTCACGTTCTGCGCAACAAAAGATCGGATCCCGACCCCTTTCAGCGTTAAGTCATTCGCCTCCATCGACGTAATGCGCGAGTTAACTCCGCTTGTAGTCGACGTCAGCAGCGCCATGACCTGCGCCGCCAGCGTGCCGCTATATCCTGCCATCTTTTCCTCATTTCTCTTGTTGCAACCTGCGACGATAATCGCGGCATCTCCGAAACCGCTACTGAGCCGCGCGTGATCAAGCGGCAGCGCTGCGCCAATTGATTCAACCTTGGTACTAACCCCGCATAATCGTCGCTGGCAAAGCCTTCACGTAGTCCGGCACCTGCCCCGTTCCCGGCATCTGTGAACTGGTTGATATTCCCGGAATGTAAGTGAAGGTGCTTCCCACCGGCAACAGAGCGGTGTTCTGCAGCGTCATCATTGCCAGCGCCGTTCCCACGTAAACGTTGAAGCCGACCGCGTTCACGGGCGCGCCCGTCGCCATCACCGTCATCAGGTTGTTCGCCGGAACCACAATCGACGCCGCAGCCGAAGGGGACCCCTCCTGCCCCGCCGCGTTCACCCACGTCACAACCGCATAGAACGTCCCGCCCGCCTGCGTCGAAGTCACAGACTCCGTCCCCAGAATCGGGATCGCAGCCTCCGGCAACGGACTGTTCACCAGCCCGATTCCATTCGCAATGAATTGATTACGCGCGGCCTGATTGAGCGCCGTAAACATATCCCACTTGGCCTTGTAACGGTCGATCAGCTGCGTATACGCCGCGTCACGGTAAACCATCGTCAGCGCCTGCATCTTCTCCCATCGCGCCAGGTCCGGCGTCACCACCACCTGTCCGATCGCCGGCGGCTGAATCAGCCCCACCGACACCGACGATTGCAGCCGCAGCAGTAACGTCTCCAGTTCCGATTGCACCTCGCTCATTGCCAGCCCGAGCTTCGCCGTCACGTTAATTCCCACAGTCTGCGCCGTAGCGAGTAACCCCGAGTCTTCGGCGATCAGGTCGTCGATGGTGATCGCTGGTCCGTCTATAAAAAGTCCCATAGCTGCTTAACTCCGTTCCTTCGTGGATTTCCTTGCGCTCCTGGCCGGCACCATCACAAGCTGCACGCGCCGCGTCGCCTCTTCCTGCTCATACCGATCGCGTGCGGTCCGCATTTCTTCGCGAAAACCTTCAGCCTCGGCTTCCGTCGCAACCCGCGCCCGCTGCTCAGCGATGAGCTTCGCCGCGACACTGCGCGGCGCCTCTGTCAGCACGCCTTCTCTACCGCCTTCGGAGGTCGCCAGACTCACGAGTACAATGTCATTTCCCTTGAGCGTCGAATCCGCTTCCCGAACTTTCTTGTAGTAAGACCGTAAGTCCATCGTTCTCTCCTCGTTCTCTTAAAACAGGGACGGACGAATCCGCCCGCCCCACCCTGATCCGCAACTGACTAGCTGTTGATCTGTACCGCGAAGTTATTGCGAAGCACAGCGCAACCATACAGAACGTCCACCGTGAACTGCTGCGACAGAGTGTTCGGCTGGTAGCTCATCGTCACTCGCATGCCGAAGTTGCCCAGTTCCGCGTACTCCGCAATCGCACCCGTCCCCGGCAGCGGCTGCGGAAGACGCCGCACCACCAGACCGATCGCATCCCGCTCGAAAGCGAGGTTATGCGTATTGAGCGGCGAACTGCCCGTGGTCGGAACATACTGCGAGCGAAACACGTAGAAGTCTTTGATCTTCCCGATAGTTCCGTCGATGATGCTCCGCAGGCCAGCCTCGCCAGCCGTCTGGAATTCGCTGAAACGCGGAATCTGCCGCATCTGCGAATACGTATTGCTGTCGACGACGAGATACTTCGGACGGTTCACTGGCACTTTCGCCTGGAACAACGACGTTTCCGCCTGATCCAGAACAGCTTCGGTTATCGGCGTGCCCGCTGTCCCGAGCGGGGTAATCGCCGTGAATCCCGCATAGAGATTCAGAAGATCGCTTTCGATCCTCTCCGCTATCGCGACCACAGCCGGTTGCATATATACACGAAGCAGATCTGGCACTGCCAGAACTTTCGTGATGTCCGGAATCTGGAACGTCGCTTCCGCGTGTGTGTTCAGCACGATCTGCGCGTTTGAAAGACTGGGATTCTGCGGCTGCACCGCCCCGCCTTCCGCAATGTTGTTGGCTACAAGCTGAGGCGCGATCGGCACATTCACCGTATCGCCCGCCTGGGCCAGAGTTGGTTCATAGTCGCGATTGACCAGGTTCCCCATAACAAGGTTCCCGACCAAAGCTGGCAGCGCATCTGCTGCCACCAGTTTCACGATTGCATTAGCTACATTTGCTGACGTAATTGAAGGCATTCTTCTCCTTTTTCACTCCTCGGCCAATAAAAAGGAGGGCCGAAGCCCTCCGAAATAAAAAAGGGAGAGCCGAAGCCCTCCCTTTCTCCTGTCCGTTATTTCTTACTTCGTCTTACCGAAGCGACTGCGACGCGACCCGCAGAATTTCCTGCCGCGTCCGCTCCAGATCTTCCCTGCTCATCGACGGGCTGATCTTGTCCAGATCGACAGCGCTGTGATTCGGCGAAGTCCTCTGCGTCCCCGTCATCCCCGTTCCTCCGGCAATACGCGCTGGCAGAAACTCCGGATTCTCCTGTACAAATTCCGTTAAGTACTCGCTCATCGGTTGGCTGCCCGCTGTCAGCCGGCCATCTTCCATGCGCATGATATGATCTTGCACAGCCTTGAAGGCGAGATCGACCTTCACCACGCCCAGACGTTGCAGTTCAGACCGGATCGCGCCCGCACGCTGTACTTCTTCGGCCATCGCCCGTGCTTTCTTGTTCTCCTCGGCCATTTCGTTCAGCCGCTTTTCCAGTTGCTCTCGGCGCCTGCGTTCTTCCTGCAGTTCCGTCTTGTAAGCAGGCTCGAGCCGCGCCGTATCCTGGCGCATATATTCATTGATCGCCTGCTGTACGATCGTCTGCACATCCGGTTTTTCCATATTGTCCTCGTGTCCTCCCATAACTGTCTTATCGGCGTTCATCCGCGGCTGAATGACCTAGCCGGCGTCGATCTCCTCGGCAATCCGATCCTTCACTTCCTGCCGCGCATCGCAGAGATACTTCAGCGCCACCCGTTTGAAGATCTGCTTCTTCAGCGTCGGAGAATCGATCCCCAGCTTCAGCAAACTCTCCGCATCCGCCGCCTCCGTACTAAAGTCCGTGATGTCGAACGCATCGAGGCCGGTAACGTCCACGACCATGTCATCGCGGCGCGCCGCGGCCACGCCGTTCAGAATATTCCGCATGGCGTCTTTCACCACATCGCCGTAGGCACCCAGAATCTCCTGGGTAACTGAGAAATCCCACTGTTTACTCAGACCGGATTGCATCGTGCCGCCGCTATCCCCGGCCTGCTGCATAAGATACGACACGCGATAGATCTCGTCCTTCAAACGGTCCAGGTTATCGGCCGCGATCTGATAAACCTTGCCATCCGGCTCAGCCCATCCGAACTTGTCCTGCGGCCCCAGCTGAATGTAGTAACTCTCGCCCACCACCTGGCTCCACTCGCGGTCCGAGTAAATCACTGGCATGGCGAACAATCCCATCGTCAGCGCCCAACCGAGCGCGTTCGACTTATTGAAGTGTTCCAGTTGCAGCGACGCAGCTTTATTAGTCAGCCATAACCCGTCACTGACCTTTATCTCGTACACGGGCACCCGACCAATCCCTGCAAATCCGTGCTTGCCGCTCTCCACCAGTTGAATCTCTTTGCTCCGCTCGTAGATCTCGTAGTTCTCGCGGTCATAGTAAATCCACCGCGTCTCCCTCTTCCAGCCAAGCGACTTAACCCCGTCCTGCTTCAGCCACGTAGTCCGAATGACAATCCACTCCATCTCGCCCCGGTCGTCGTAACTCCAGTTAATAACTTCTTCCGCGTTGTAACTGGCCAGGTACGCCCGGCTCAGGCCCAGCGCGTCTTCTTCGGCGCGTGTCCGAGCTTCTCCTCCCGTTCGCGGAAAGTCCACCACTACATACGACTTACCGCAAACCAGCGACTCCGTTAATTGCTGCCGGAAGAACTGTGAAAGTGTCGTGCCGCGCTGATCGCAGTTCTGTATAAACTGAGCGAAGAAATCCCGCGACTGTGGACTGCCCTCAGTCAGGTCAATCACCGGCTCCTCGCGCATGAGCGTGGCCGTATACCAGTCGACAATAGAGCCCACGTAGTTTTCATAGAACACGCGCCCCAGCCGCTCCTGATAAACCTCGAGCGGCTCCTTCAGCCGCCGCACCAGATACTCCTCGGCATGCCGCCGAAAATGCTCCCCGCCGGCATAAATATCGCGGTATCGCCGCCACATCCGGGCCTTCTCGGAATAGTCCGGATGCTCCTGTTCAATATGTTGATTCGTACCTGTATTCGTGTTCATATGAGCCTCTGCCCGCGTTCCCCGATAGTATTTGCCCAACCCTGGCATTCCTGCCACACCAGATACCCCAACGCATCCGAAGCATGCGTCCGCCGCCGATCCTTGTTCTTATCGATCTGCGTCGACTCTTCCTCATACGACACCTGCTCGAAGTCGTCGATCAGCTCCTTACAGCGCGGCGACACAATCAAATTCACCTCGCCCGCCGCATCGCATAGCTGCGAATTCACCAGCCCAACCCGCGCCCTCACGCTCGGGTTGCTCTTTGGCACGTTCAACCGCGCCTTCGTTCCGCGCGCGCAGAAATAATCGTGTATCACCTTGAAGTCGGTAAATTCCGACGCTGTGTGCGTCGTCAAGCCGTTCGCGTCCCCAAACACCACCACGCCAGCCAGCGGCATCCCGAATTTCCTCTCGAACTCTTCGCATGCTTGCTCCGTTGTTGCCCTGCGCAACACAATTTCGTCCAGTACCCGCACTTCGTCCTTATACTTCTGCACCACCAGCGAACACAGCGGAGCCACGTTGAAATCCAGCGTCCAGTACACTGGCAGCGCCGGATCGATGTCCACGTCCCGCACATTCTGATCCCGCCGGAAAGACGAGTAAACCAGCCCGCTCCCCACATTCAGGTAATCTCCCAGCACTTCCTGCCGGAAGAAATTCTCGTCGTAGCTCGCCTTCAGCCGGTCATAGAAATCCGGCACCTTATCCAGCAGGAACCGGTTCTCAAAAGCCTCGGCCTGTATCGCCTCGTAGCCTTCCACCGGATGCGAAACAAACTTCCGGTACACCCAGTCGAAGCCCTTCGGCGTCCACACCCCAAACCCGCAGCGCCGCGTCGCCTCAGGGTCGCGCAGCCTGCCTTCAAGCCGCAGCCACGCCTCCTCGTGCGTATACGTCAACTCATCCACCCCGAACCACGCCAGATTCGTACCGCGCAACCGGTCGTAGTCGTCCACCGACCGCAGTAAAATCCGCGAGTCCGTGTCCTTCATCATCAGAACGTTGTCGCTCTTGTTCAATTCGAACGGCAATTCGTTCGTCTCGAGTATCTCCGTCAGCGACGCCAGCGTCGAATCCCGCAGCATCGGATAACTCGGCGCCCCAATCAGCCCCATTTGTCCCGGATTCTGATACGAAAGCCGTATCGCCTCCTGGCACAGCGCCTGACTCTTTCCCGACCCGATCGGCCCCGAAAATCCCTTGAAAGTCGCAGCCGAATCGTGAAATTTTTGCTGACTCGGCAGCCGCGCATGTTTAATCAGCCGGTCGAGGTCGACTTCAGCATTCGTCTTCAT